AAGGCTCCCCAAACCCCAAGCATTTCCATCGTAGATGGCCATGACTCCCTGGTCTGCAATCAGTGCGCGCCAACCGCGCTGCGGCGTGGCAAAATCCCAACCGCCGTTGGCACCGATCGCAATCTTGCCGTCCTGTCCCGACCAAGCGTTCGTACCGCCGACCGGAACGCCATAACAGACCCCGTCGGATACGATCGTCGGCGCGGCCGTCTGCGTGATGGAGGCCAGCGTCAGTTGTACCAGCCCGTCCAGCCGAAGCAGTGACTCGTTGACTGTGACATGTTTTTGAGCCTGCGACGCCTGAACAAGCGGCAGGCCGAGTTGGGCAGTGTCAGTCATTGATCGCTATCCTTGAAAATGCTCCCAGCCCGAAGATGTCGGACCGTTGCGCGACATGAATCTCGAAGGGGGCCACAGCCGCGTCTGCCACGCGCTGAGCCATTGTGTAGGTCCACGCAGGCGCGGCAAGATCGACTTCCCGCAGGATGCTCGCACCCTTGACCACGCGGACGAGGTAGGCCTCTTGCGCTTCGCCAAGCGGCACATCCGGCGCAACCCAGCTATCGCCACCCAGGCGGGTCCGCCGAACCCAACTGAAGGTCAGGTCATCGCCAATCCACCGCGCCCGTAAATGCGCGGGCGCATGGGGACGCAGGCCTACTCCAACAAAGGCTTCTACGCGATGCTCGTACGAAAGATCGTCAAGCGGTCGGTTGGCCGGACCGAACCGGAAATGACGTGCGAGACCGCGCGTGTCTGCAAGCATGTCGATCTGGCTCGGCGCGCCATCCAGCAAGACGACACTGCTTCCCGCCGGCCAGACATCTGGAATTGAAACGTCGCTTCCCGCCTGACCTCGCAGAAGATTTTGCAACTTGAACGTGTCGGGGCCGACAAGCACCGCATCGGCGAACTGAAAGATTTCCCAGTTGGCCGATGTTCCATCTCCAATGGCCATCGCGTTCGCGCCATTCAAAACCTGTGCCCTTGTCGCAGAACTCAACGCCCCGCCGGTCACCCTTACCGTCACACCTTCGCTGCGGTCCCAGGCGCCGTCACCCGCCCTCGCAAGGGGGGTAAGCGTTTCGCCGATGGTCGCGCGGCGCGTGATGATCTGGTCCAGCACGTAACCGTCATCCGTGTCCGAACCAAAAACGGCGACGGTGCCTGGCCACGGCTCTGCCGTCACCGCCAGATGTGGCGCGTGGGGCGCCTCGGCTCCTGTTATCAGCGGCAGGTCAAGAAACAGACCTTGAACGGGAACTGGCGCGATGAAGGGACGCGGAGCAACGCGCTCTTCGGTATCGTCGGCGGGGACATAAACATCCGGCTCGACGCGCACGGCCTCGACAGCCAGCGCTTCGGCCCGCAAAACCCGGTCGATCCGGTATCTGCACCCCTCAAACCAAACGACGTCGCCCGCCCCAAACCGGCTGCGCGACGGAGGCAGATCGAAGCGTGCGCCATCTCGGGCGACCCGCGCCTCGGCAAGCCATCTTTCGACGATCTGTTGTCCCTCTGACCGCGTAAGCGCCAGGTGGAACTCGGACTGCGCAACGCCGGTTGCAGCCTCATCCGGAAAGACCGCTTCCACGCTGCGCGCCTGATAGTCACCCTCCGCCTCGACGAAGTTCAGCCGTATCCGACCGGCAATCTCGGCTTCCGCCGCGCGCTCAGTTTCGGCCCATCCTTCGGTGTCACCACTGACCGCAAGTTCTCCGCGCACAAGTTCTTCGGACGCCTTTCCGTCGCGCATTCGGAACACCAACTGGCCATCGCGCTCAGCGGCATCGAACCCAAAGGCCAGCATCAAAGGCTGCAGCGCCGCGCGCGCGGTATCAGTTTCCGTAACCGCGAAGCCCCGAACGGCACCGTGGAGCCGAGCCACGTCGAATTCATCCAAGCCGGCCCTGTCACAAATCTCGGCAACGACGCTCGACAGCGGCTGGGCCGAGACGCGCCCGTTCAGCCAATGCCCCCGGGCATAATTGTCGCCATCGGACCACAGCGCCGCATTTCCCGGGAACTGCGGAAAGGGCCGTGCGTCCCAGGCCCAGACATGCGCATGTTCCATGTCGATCATGGTGCCCGGATAGATGTCCGAAGCGGGATTGTTATCTGGATCGTTCCAGAACTCGATGACCGCGCGAAGAGCCTGCATTTGCATCAGGTCGTCGCGCCGACCATCCGACGCATAGGGCAAGCCGCTCTCGGAGGATTTCGGGTCAAGGAACCGGTTTGGCTCGTTCGCGCCAAGATTGATGGCGGCGCATCCGAACTCGGTAAAACGGATCGGCTTGGAACGGGGCACCCAAGCGGTCGGGGTTGCCTGACGCAGACTGTCAGCGCGTTCATGGTGTTCGTTGGACCACCAGGACCGAAAGTCCTTCGACCGCCACACCCACGGTTCACCATAGGCACCGTCGGTAATGGATGTCCTTATCTGCGCCGCGCGATGCGCGGGATCGGCGTAGTACCAGTCGAAGAATTCCCCGCCGGCGACGTTCGACCTGATGTAATCGAGATCGTATATCGAACCCCAATCTGCATCCGCGTGTTCGCTTCCCTGACGCCAATCCGCCAGGGGCAAGTAGTTGTCGATGCCGATAAAATCGACATTTTCATCAGCCCAAAGCGCATCCAGTGGGAAAAGAAGGTTTCCTGACCCGTCTTGGTAGGAACCATACTCTGTCCAGTCGGCAGCGTAGCTGATCTTGGTTGCAGGCCCCAGGATCGCACGCACATCTGCCGCAAGCTGGCACAGGGCAACGACCGCCGGATAGATTCCGTCAGATCCGCGTATCCGGGTCAGCCCTCGCAGTTCAGAACCGAGCAGAAAGGCGTCCACCCCACCTGCGGCTGCGCATAGGTGCGCGTAGTGCAGGATCATCCGGCGGTAAGACCATTCCGCGGGACCCGAATAACTGATCGAACCGCCTGTAACCGCGAAGTCGGAGACATTCGCGCTACCGAAAAAGGTCGCAACTTCCGCCTCCGCCACTGGCCCTCCATCCGGCGATCCCGGCTGTCCAGGAGCGACGGAAAGCGTGATGCGCCCGCGCCACGGCAAGACCGGTTGGTCTGCCGAGCCGGTCCAGGGATCGGGGCGACCGTTCGCTTCCAACTGTTCCATCAACACGAAGGGGCAGAACATTACCTCTTGCCCACCCGCGCGCAGCGAAATGATTGCCTCGATAACGGCGGCGTCCGCCGGCGTGCCGCCGTAGATCGGGCGCCCGTCTTTCCGGGCAACCTCGGACGCGGCGTGGCGCGCGATGCCACCTGCCCGCCAAGCCATGGTCTGGCCGTCCAGCTTGTTGTTCTCGACCTTCGGGCTCACGCTGCACTCACCGCAGCGCAGGTCGTCTCCGAACCACGAGACGACCAACGACACCGTACTGCACTGCGGCAACTCTTCTCTGAGCGCGCGCAGCGATACCGAGAAATCGGTCCCACCCGCAGGCGAATTGACGTTCGCCGAGACATTGCGCCCGGTTCCCAGGTTGTAATGCACGGGCGTCGTCGCCAGCGAGTATTCGCCGGTGCCCGGGATCATCGCGACGCCCCGAACACCGCGCCACAGATCGGTGACCGCATCCGGACCCGGGCCTTGTGCCGGACGGAAGACCTCGAACGAGAACTGAGGCACACGGTTGCCGAACCGCGTGATATCGAGATCCTCGAGCACCACATACGCGGTGCCGCGATAGGCCGGCACGGTCCCGATGCCCTCGACCGCCTCAATCTTGGGGTCCGGCAGTTGATCCGCCGCTCCTGTATAGACGCGCATGGCAACGTCGTCCGGTGCGATCTCCACACCGTCAGCCCAGACCCGTCCGACCCGCGTGATCTCACCTTCGCAAAGCGCCAAGGCGAGGCTGACGGTATAGGTGTATTCCCGGACCTTCGGCTGGGTCGGGGCTCCTTTGCCCCCACCCGACGTGCGCACATGCTCCTTGAAACGCGTCGCCCAGATGATCTGGCCAGACACACGCATCCGCCCCCAGACCAGACCGATGGCTGCCCCTTCGCTCGCTCCCGTCAAGCGGAACCGATCGATCCGCCCGGTTTCGACCGCACGCGACCCCGAACCCAGAAGCCGCTGGTCGATCACCCGACCGATTGTGGCGCCAACCGCACGCCCGATAACCGCCCCGGACAGGCCGAGGACCGCGCCGCCAAATCCCGCGCCGACCGCGGCACCCGCGGCCGATAGCAATATCGTCGCCAAATTGATCTCCTCAGGGAAACTCGAACTGCGCCACCAACCGGCGGCGCCAGGCTCCGGTCAGCGCACTTTCAACGACACCGTGCCCCGAATAGGCATGGATGAACCGGTCGGCGCCGCTGGCCAGACCCAGGTGCTTCGCGACAGCCCCGTCGCGCATGCGGAACAGGATGACGCGACCAGCCGACACGGGTCCGTCGACTGCGCGAAGATGCCGTTCGGCGGCCACCCAAAGGCGTTCGTGCCGGCCCGCCTCGGACCAGTCCTGCGTGTAGGCTTGAACAGGTTCCGGTTCGGCATCGTAAAGTTCCCGCCAGACCCCGCGCAGAAGGCCCAGGCAGTCCGCTCCCGCATGACGGACCGACGCCTGATGCAAGTACGGGGTACCCAGCCAAGTGCGCGCGATCTCGACTGCACGCTCACCGACTGCGTTCATGTCCGCAGGCTCCCGCCGTCGCGGATCGTCCCGTCGCCAGGATATTTCATCAGGAAATCTTCGCCAGGAATGTCCGGGAAGCCTTGAAAATTCATTAGATTATCGAACTTCAGCCGACATGTGTTCACACGCTTGTCGCAGCCGGCCTCAATCCGCACCATGTCCCCTGCGGCCGGAGCTATTCCCAGGTCCTGCCAAAGTTCGATCTCGCGCCAGTTGCCGTCGACGCGGTCATTCTTGACCACCCCGAAAAGGTCATGCGCGGCCCCTGTCATGACACGGAGCCGGCCCCTTTCGAACCAGCGGTCTTCAAAGCCACTCATCGATGCGAAGCGAAATTTCCGCGCGCCCTCGATGATTTCCACCGCGCACTCGGCCCTGTAGCCTGGCAGCGCGGTGTCGAATCTGCAGATGCCATCACCCAGGACGGCGGAACACCGGGCGTGATAGATGCGCCCTTGCGGACGGTTCAGGGCCTCGGCCAAGCCACGTAATTCGGCCGTGAAACTTCCCCCCTTGCACGTGATCTCGCCAAGCGAACCACGGAACAACAGAGCGCGCATGGAAACGTCCGCCCAGTTGACGATCCACGCCCGAACCTCCGCGCCGTCATAGCGCCCGGCAAGGATATCGGCTTCAGTGATCGCCTCGGAACTCAGCGCGCCAAAGGCTTCGGAGTTGTCGACAGCCAGCCCGGTTCCGCTTTCGATCGCGCGCGCGGTCATGCCGGTGCCAGCGCGAAAGGTCAGGCCCTCGAAGCTGAGATCGCGGTCGTGATCCGTGAATCCCAGCTCGGCCCCATCAGCTCGGCGCACTGCGAAGGCGCGCGCCAGCGTCGTCGCGCCCGAGGCCAGGTGCGCCAACAAGGCGGCGTCATAGCCACTCACAGCCGCACCTCCACGACCGGAACGTTCGGTGCGTCGCCAGCCTGGAACGAAGCTACGGAGACCTGGATCGCGTCGGTGTCAAAGCGCACAGGCACGTCGAACTCGTAGCCAGCGGACACCCGTTCATCCACGGCGGGCGGCGAAGCGAAGGTGACACTTCCGGTCATCACGTCCACGGTAAAGTGGACGCCCTCGGCCAGCTCGTCACCTTGAAGCCCCACACGCACCGACCCGAGAACCGGCTTGGTGATCCGCCGCACCTGTTCGTGACCGCCCGAGGTGTAGGTCTTGATCAGCTGATAGACCAACTTCTCGCCATCGCCTATCCCGATCACCTGATCCTCGAACCCCGGCGTGGCTGAGGCCGCGCAGGACTTGTAGTCAGACCAGTCTTTCCAACGGAACGCATGTAACTGGCCCTGGCGCGCTTCGAAAAATGCGATCATCTCGCCGATATCGTCGAGGCTGCGCAAGCTTACCCCGGCATCATAGCGTCGGCGCGCCTCAGCCCAAGGCGTGTTGCGCTCCTCGAATCCGTTTGCCAGCGCAACGATCTCCGTGCGCCGCTCCGGTCCGCCGACCGAGCCGAAGCTCAGGTTGGCCGGAAACCTCACCTCGTGAAACGCCATTTCGTGTCCTCACCTGTTCCTGTCTCCGCGCGCCAAAGCCCGCGCCATCTGTGCGGCGATCTGGTTCTGGCTGCGTGCAAAGCCCCCAACATCCGGCGTCGAGACGTGGACCGTAACGTTGACAGGTCGACCACCCCCCGAACTTTGCACACCCAGCCGTCCGTCGGCTCCGCGCGCCAGCGGCATGATTGCCTCCGGTCCGGCCTCGCCCATTAGGCCCGTCGCATTTCGCATCGCAAACATCGTCGGCGAGGCCACGACCCCGCCGCGCGCGAAGGGCACTACCCGCCCCTGCGAAAAGCCTGCCCCTTTCGCAAAAGGAAACAGGCCGCTCGTCAACCCGTTCAGACCGCTGGCCACAGCCCCGCCCAACGCCTGCTGCACAGGTTGCAGCGCGATGTTGTAGACGGTGTCGACGATCGTTTGTGCGACGTCCCTCAGCGCGTCCGAAAGCTTCATCCCGTCGAAGATCAGCCCATCGAAAGCCGCCCGCAGCCCGTTGCTTATGCCCCGCGACAGGGTGTTCACCTCGCGCCCAGTGAAGATCATGCTGTCGCGCATCCGCACCAGTTCGGCGTCGAAGGCGGCAGCCATCACCCGCGCACCGCCCAGCGATTGTTCCAGGGCGGCCGCTTGCGCCTCCAGCCCGTCAAATCCCTCCGTCACCGTGAGCCTCCCTTTCCAACTTGTCCGGCCACGCCGCCCGCAACGCCTCAAGCCCTGCGCGGTCCAACGGGCTATGTGCGCGCGGCTCGCCCAGCATCAGCATCAGTTCGGCCGGCGTCAGCCGCCAGAAATCCTCGGGCCGAAGCCGAAGCCGGCCGAGTCCCGCCGCCAGAAGAGACGGCCAGTCGAATCCCGCCATCAGACCGTCGGCGCCATGAATGCGCGGGCAATCAGTTCGCCAGCGGCCCGTGCCGCGGCCACCGGCCCCCCGGCGATGTCGGCGGAAACAAGATTGTCCGCCGTCCCCCGCCAGCCACCGCCGCGCAGCCCGGCAACGATTACCATCAAGATGTCGCGCGTCGAAAACCGCCCACCTTCAAACCGTTCGACCATTTCGACCAGCGTGCCCGTGCCTAACCCCGCCTCCAGTTCCGCAAGCGTACCAAGCGTCAACTTCGCCACGAGCTGCTCGCCGTCAACGACCAGGGCCACCTCGCCCGCCCAGGGATTGGCCATCAGAGTGCCGTGAAGGTCAGCTGACCCGCCGAGGCGAGCGTCAGCTCATAGGTCGCTTCGCCGTTATAGGTCCCGGCATATTCGATCGCGGTGATCTGAAACGGCCCCTCCACCGCCCCGAAGTCCGGGATGATCACCTGGAAGGACGCCACGGTGGCGCCGAAGAACACCTGGCGCGCGCGCTCATCGGTGTCACTGTCGACGAAGACGCCCGAACCCGAAACGGACGCAGATCGCACGCCCGCACCGCCCAGAAGCTCGCGCCAGCCACCCTGACTTTCAAGGCTGGTGATATCTACGGTCTCAGCGTTGAAACTGATGCGCGTGGCCCTCAGCCCCGCGATTGTCGAAAACAGCCCGCCCCCCGTCATGTCGAGCTTGATGAGTAGATCCTTGCCGTTCTGGGCCGCCATATCCGATCTCCGATTGATGATGCGAGGGGTGCACAGACCCCGTTGTCCCGGCGCCAGGGCCGGGGAAAAACGCAGCTAGGCGTGATGAAAGTTCCATGAGGTCGCGCGATCAGTCCTCGATCCGCGCCCTGAATGTCAGGTCGATCCGGCGCACGTCGGCATCTTCGACACGCCGCGCTCTCGCGCGTTGGAACCACAACCCGACCAGCCGTCCACGGGCGAGCGTCAGCGCAGCGCCAGTCAGCGCATCTGACACGGCAGCCGCGACAGACTTGGCAGTCTGGAACCCCGCTGCGTCGGACACGACCGACACGACAAAATCGTGATATGCGCCGCTCCCCACCTGATCTGATGCGTCGCGCGCATCTTCGGGCCCCAAAGAGACATAGGTTCCCGCCGACACACCAGGCGGTGCAGCGTCATGAATGGCGCCCTGCACGAGGTCCGACAACGCCGCATCGGCGATCAAACGCTGATAGACCGCCGCCTGCAGCGCGGCCGCAGCTCCGTAGCTCATGCCAGAACCTCCTCCTGCGCAAAGCAGGTCAGATAGCGCCCGTCAGCGCCGTCGTCGGCAACCGCTACGATGCGAAAGACCCTCGCGCCCTCACGCAGCCGTTGGTCGGGCCGCGGTCGCCGCACGGACAAAGTGGGCGCGGCGCGCACGGTGATGCGGTATCCGACCTGCGACACCGTTACGGACTCGCCGGACCGCTCCCGCCCCGTCCCTGCTGCGATGGCCGCCCACAGGACCCCCAACTCAGTCCAGACCGTGGTGAATCCGCCCGCGCCGTCCGAAGTGCGTGTCGCTTCTTCCAGGACGAGGCGGCG